CCACCGCCACCGCCAGAACCGCCCGCGTGATTTTGCTGACTGTGTTTTCCAGGAAAATGTTTTTTTATAGGCTGATTTCCAAGAGATGCAAGATTTCCTTTAGGGGACGGCACACTCTTAGCGATTTCAGCCATTTCGATTTCTGCTTGTGTAAGAATGACTGGATCAGTCGTATTGCGCAAACTTTTGTAAATAGCGTGTGTTCTATTCTTTGACGCAAGCGAGGCTGGAGTATGAAATTGGAGTTCGAATACTTGTCCTGTCGGTGAGGTTACTGCTGCGTTTACGCCCTTGTAACCACCTCCGATCGTCCAGTTATTTTTAACAACAACTTGGTAGCCTTGCGCTCGCAAATCATCGACCGCACCGTTGACCATATCAACATATCCAATGTCGTCAGCGACCATTGTGTATCGGATAACATCTCTCATCTGCCTTGCTTCGGCAACGACCGTTGTACCACTATCTCTTGCTGCTGTTTCGATTTTTTCTGCTAACGATGCTTGAGTCTTGATTCGGTATTCCAAGCCCGACATTTCTCCGCCGTGTCTTTTTGATAGATCGATCACATCGCGTGTGATTTTAGGCTCGGCTACTCGTGCTGAATCTCGAAGATTGTTGGCTGCAACATCCGCTTGTCCGCGATCTGTGCTTGTTTTGTTAGGAGGTTGTTGGAGATCGTAACCTTCATACTCACCAGTAGGCGGAATCTTTTCTTGGATAACGGCACTTGGCTCTCCAGGAATTAAAACGGCGGTACATCTGCAATTCGGATGAGCGGTCGGCATTAACTTTCCATTGGAGAAGTTCTTGTCCCATTCGACGATCTCGCCGTTAAGGGCTGAACATATCGGACAGGTTCTTTCATCCTGCGCGATAAGCCAACGCTTCTTACTGTTCGGCGGGATGAGTCCCTGTTGATCCGCTTCCATCCACGACATAAACCGTCCTTGATTGGCTGCTTCGGCGAGTTCGGTTCGTGCGATTCTTTCTGCTCTTTGACTCCACAACCTGTTGCGATATTCAACGCCAAGAGTTTCTGCTCTTGCAACGGCTTCCTGAAAAGACAAGCCTTTGATAGTGCCGTCCTCGATGGTCTTGCGGTAAAAATTATCCAACGCAGTTGCTTGGCGTGAATCGAGTCCAACGACGCGCTGGATCGCTGATTGCACTTGATCTGGATCTAAGTTCGAGCGGAGTCCATCTTGAATTATTTTCGAAACCGCTTGGCGAGAGTATTCATTTACTTGGCGGATCGTTGATCCTGCTCGTACTTGTGCCCATCCGATTGCACGGGGATCGGTAATTGTGAAGTTAGCGTCGTACTTGATACGACTTGGCAACTTGGTTAAGTTGAGATTCGCCGATGTTACAACCTGCGCTGCCATTGTGTTGACGATGGGTTCCAACGATTGTGAAAAGTTCGCCCACGGGATTTGATTAGCAGCGGACAAAGGATTACCCGCTAAAACTTCTTCCATTATTCGCCGAATTACAAAAGGGTCACTTACTTCAAGATTTTGTTTTCTCAACGCCTCGAGATACTGCCTGATAAGTTTTTTCTCACTAGGCGTGAGTGCCCCACCTATAGCGTCTAAAGGATCGTCAGGTTTTTTGGCTTTGAAAACATATGACATTAAAGAGTTTCTTCTTTAACGGGCAACCCCGCTAGTCCGCGTAGGTAGGTTTCAGTGTTCGCGTCTGGTGTGATAACTCCAGCCGTGACTAACTTAGCGACATAATCCGAGATTTCTGACAACTCGACGTGGCTCACTTCACTGTATGTGATTTCAGGAGTCTTTTCTAGTTTCATACCGTTCAAGGTCAACAATCTAGGGATGGCGTGTTGATTGATAACTTCGGCGATTGACTTACAAATCGCGTCCACTGCCATCGTCCATAAGTCGATCTTTGATGATCCGAGAGCAAATGAACCAACTCGCTCGTGTCCGAGGAGGATGAAGTCCGACAAAACTGACATCGCGATTCTTTGGTCATAGCGAGAGATCACCTTGTCTGTATCAAACTGGCGCGATCCACCTGTCGATAGCAAAGTGATATCAAACAACTTGTTGCCTTGTTCGTTATACACCTGTGGGAAAACGATACCTTCTTGCTCGTTACGCTTTACATTCTGGACGATAGATTGAATCGCTGCAAGAACCGCTTGCTGATCGGCGGTCGCTGTGGAAGATAAATACTCAGGCGGAACATATGCAACGGGCAGACCTGCGAGGTCGCGTTCGATTCCGATTGCTTCGATTTCTTCGATTCTGCGCTTGAAGTACCAAGGGCGATATGCAGTGCGTAGCAAAGATCGTCCCTCGGGATTGTTCTTCTGTGTCGAGGTACGGAACAACAACGCCTTTTCGATGGGGATACGGTGGATTCCTCCGCCCCACGGATCTACTTGTTCGAAACCTTGAATACCACCATCGGCATCGAACAACCAGTTATTATGAGTTTCCTGCGCACGAATCGGCCATTTGCGCCAACCGATTTTGCCATCATTGTATGCAGATCTTTTACTTGGATCGTCGGAATCTCCAGTTCGCATCTTGTAAACGATTTCTTGATAGGAGTATCCGAATACAAGCATCGACAAAATACTAGAGAGTGTTGAGTCCCACGATTCGGACATATCGTACAAACAAGATTGGACAAACTCGGCTGCTTCGACATCGACCAATTCTTCGGAAGATGGATCAACTTTCCAATCCAAGCGCAAAATGATTTTTTCGATCGCATACAAAATAGATCCGACAACTGGATCGTTGTCTGCCATTTCACGGTAAACCTTCGCTCCGCGCTTGCCACGGAGGGCGACAAGGAACTCCTCGTGTACCGTTCCACCGCTTCGGCGTAAACCTGTAGAGCCGATTTCACCTAAATCTAGTTTTGCCATTTTTACCTACTCGTCATCTCGGTCGTCCATACTGGCTACCATCGTTCTACCCACTAAATACAACGCTTGCTTTTCGGTGAACCCGCTGTCCATTAGCGAATTGAACAATTCGTTCATCTGCGTAGTCGCTTGTTCGAGGATACTCAGTCCTTGAAATGGGTTTTCCGCATTATCCATCCAAGCAGTATAAGGGCAGTTTACCGAATTAAGCCATTAAAACGGGGCTTCATCTCCCCAAGTGTCTGCCTTTTTAACAAACTGATCATTTTTAGGGCGTGACTTTTTCAACGATAGAGCGATGTGTTGAGCGGTGACGACTAACTTGGATTTCTTGTCGCCACTTGTCTTGTCGATCCACTCTTGGCTTTCGATCGTTCCAAGCACTACAACCTGTGTGCCTTTTTGTAATGCGTCTGCGGAGTTTTCGGCGAGAACATCCCAAGCCGTAACATCCCAATAGGTAGTTCCTGAGTCTTCCCACGAACCATCGTCGTTTTTCTTCTTCTTACTTGTGACCACCGAGAATCGGATTACGGCTTTACCGCTATTGATGAACTTGAGTTCTGGATCTTTTGTGACTGTGCCTACTACTGTGATTGGGTTACTCATTTTGAGTCCTTTGATTAGGAAAATCAAACACTAAAGGCTTAGGTCTGATTTTGCGTTTTTTTCTTATTTCTTTTCTGTGTCTTGGAGTAGTTCCACCCCAAATACCATCCACGCTCCAGTGTAATGCGTATTCGAGGCAAACCACCATAAACGGGCACTGTTCACATAATTTGATCGCAGTGCGCCTACCAGTGGGTGTGTCACTAAACCAAAGTTCCCCATCCACGCTGGCACAAATCTGGCTGCCATCGAAGTACGGGTAATCTGTGGGTTCTGACACACCCAAAGTGTAGGGCTATTGGTTCTGTGTGTCCACAACATCTTGTGGTTTCCACAAATCTCCGAATCTTTCAGACATCAACTGGGTGTAGAGGTCGTCGAGATCGCAGTCGTTCATTTAATACCAACCTTTCAAATCTGAATGTCGCTTGGCAGAACACGGGTTGGAATACCGATGTTCAATGTAGGACAAGCCCCAAGAGATCTGCCCGATTGGGTCGGACAAGAACTTCGTGATCTCTGCTGGGGTGTTATCAGGCATATTGCGCTGAGGGATTCCATAGTCATTCGTTGGGGACTTGGCTTTCCATCGCCAATTTGATTCCTTTGTCCAAAGTGCTTTGAGGCACTCAAACTGGGTATCGTCCCATCCGTATTCTTGGATCGCATATTTTCCATATTCTTTAGCGGTGGCTGGCGACCACGCATCCAATGGAAAGTCGATTGTTTTTACTTTGGCAGGTTGAACTACAACCTTTTCAACGATGGGAGCCTCGGCTTGAGCCGTACCTGCCTCCCAGATGAGTAAGCCAATTATGCCTACCCCTATGTTTCTTACCGTTCTTCCGCGTTTCGTGAGCATATTTCCTCCTTTGGGGGAAACCGCCACAATCTCTATTTAGAGTGAGTGGAGATTCCTTAGGGACTTTTTGACGATCACATCGCCATCGGGATTGATAAGGGCAACTAACCTTTCTTGATCTGCCATTCCGCGATCCTTGTATTTCGCATAGTCTGTAATGGCTTGCCCGAGATCAGTATAACTTGTTTCGAAGACCTCGACACCATCCTCATACACCTTAACTTTGAACATTTTTACCTCCCTTATATTCGTAGTGTTCCAGACCAATCTCAAAAATGTGGGATATAAACATATCCACTTCTGATTGTTTTACTTTTCCTTCGATGGGAATGCCCCAATAATCCTTAACAAGCGCGACTGGAACACTTGCTTTGAGCCTACCTGTACTTTTCCTAAGCATTTCTTGTTATCTCCTCTGCCGTTAGAACGCCTTGAACTGTGATCCGCCTTACAACACGGAGTTGACCCGATGAGCCTGTGCGTTGAGTGGGCATACTGGCTATTAAACCTGCTCGTTCTAACTCGGAGCAACGCGTAGCATATTCTGATGTAAGGGGAAGTCCAGCATAAGTCGCTGCCTCCTCGTCTGTTAAACCATTCCGATCCGTGTAGTGCGCCATCAATAATTTGAACCTGCTGCTATTGACGCGGATTGAAATATCTTGCGCTGCTTGCTTTGAGGTAGAGGGATCAGATGTCCTAGCCTTTACCTTAGGGTCATACTTCGGCAGTTCCATAACGGAATTGATCCGTGCGAGATCAATCAGTTCTTGAGGAACACCGAACATAATATCTCCGACCCACGCTTGATGGTATCGAGTTTCATCTTCCAAGTATTGACCTGAACTTGAGGTGTAGAGATAGATCGTCCATCTCTCGCCTTCGAAGACTACTTCGAGTTGCCGTAGAAACTTATCCTGTTTCCAACCTGTGTCTGAAAGGATATTCATCCGATCTCCTCGAGTCGGTCTGGCTTCCCGTTGTCGGGTTCATAGCCACCTTCCAGACCCTTGATGAAAGCATCAATGTCTTGGGCGGTCGCATCTATCTGTTCTTCGTTTTCATCCCAACTGTCCTCGCGATAATTGCTAGTCCAAGAAACAACAACTACTGGGGTGTCGGGATGTCTTTGGTTCTCGGCGTGATACCACCAGAACTTGTATCCGTCATACTCGAACTGATCTTTAGATGGGTGATCGATTTCAATGATTCCACCGTGCAATTCGCTGACTATGCGCTGCTTTTCCCAAGAGAGGGAATACTGGAACTCGCCATTTTCGTCCGATAACTCGGCGAATAGTTTTTCCATCTGCTCCATTATGCAAAGTTGTACTTCTCGAGAGATTCACGAACCTCGCTGAGTTTTTTAGGCTGCCAAGAAAGGTCGCGCTCGACCGCTGGGAGGATGTGTCCGCCCCATTTATATCCGAGGTGTTCTAACTCTGACTTTGAGAAGTATCCGAGTTCTGTGTCGAGACCCTGAACTAATCCGAAGAATGTATCTTCGCCGTCAAACTCGATTGCGTACCAACGCCAAGTTGAGTAAGGACAGAACCATTTAGCAACGACGATTGGATCTTCGACATTTTCTTGTGAGTAAAGTTTAGGCAGTGCCTTTTCGATCTCTTTTGTAATGAACTTGTGTCCGCGCTTTGCTGACATTTTATGCCTCCCTGTTAGTGGGTTTCCCCGTTTACAGGTACTACATTACCTTTATTTCAAATGTTTTACAGTATATTTTGTGTGATACAAGTCACACTACATCGAGTATCGCCACTGGCTTGTTGTTGCGTTATCGATCGTCCAACCTTGTGCCAAAAAGTCTAGGGCTTTATACAAGCGATCCTTATGATCGATTTCGTTGAATGAAACTTTGATCGCGTGAGCCATATCAAAAAGATAATTTGAAGCCGTTTCGATCAACAAGTCTTTCTGGTCGGACGGCAAAGAAGCATACATATCCAAGACTTTTGCTTGGCTGATCATCGTCGTAGCCATAAACACCTCCATTGACTAACCTCAGGGTAGGTCAAATGTACCACGCATATTGCCACGACACACGGGAATCAAAAGGTTTTTACACAGGCACGGGGAGGGCTTTCAAACTGCTATTGGTAGCGTCGCTCAATAAATCGTGTAGTTCGTATAAGGCTCGATCCGTCTTGGGTGTGTCCTTTAGAACTAGGATTTCTTGAACTTTGCTTATGCCCCATCCTCCTTCGGCGAGTTCACTGATCTCGCAAAAGAGGACTTGTTTTTTACAATCCCAAACCACGACTTTACCGCTGTCGGAATCGGCGATCATTACAAATCGGGACATAGACCAACTGTACTCCTCAGAAGTTCATACCGCTACCGAACTCGCACTGTGGCTTAAATGAACACCAAGTACAAGATCCGACATTGGGCACAAATGCCCCTGCCTTTCTTGCGTGGTCGAACTTAGTTACAAGACCTTCGATCACCGAATCTGTGAATGGAGTGAGATCCCTAGTCGCAATCTTGCCCATTCTGACCATCCAATACTGACCAAAATCAATGTTGATCCCGTACTTTTGTTTTACCCCATACCGATAGAACGCCAACTGCAACGGGTTGACTGGGCTTTTACGCCCTGTCTTTATATCCGTCACGCTTACCTGACCAGTGGCGAGGGAGGTCGTCAAGCGGTCTGCAAACATTTTGACCTCGACACCTGCAACTTCACAAGTTAAGTCGAGTTCAATCGCTGGCGTTCCATCGGGGAGCATTAACACCGTATTCTCGGTGCTAAATCTAACGTGGCGTTCGAGCATCTTGCGCCCATTTTCGTACCACCAAGTAACATCTTCGTTGCCTATATTGATTTTGATGTCGTCTATTGAAAATCCATCTGCATCTACTTTATCGATCGCCTTTTGCCATTCACTGTTCCATATCGCATCGAGATCGCCACCCCAACGGTCATAGACCTCACTAGCCGTGTGAACCAACTTGCCCCCAATAAACATCCATTGAGGTTGATCGATTGTTTCGGTCATTCTGGACAAGTAATACCGATGACCGCAATCGAGCCAATCATTCATACTGCTAAACGAAATGTGTGCTGGTAACTCGATCATCTAATCCGCTCCATAACTTGATCTTCTTTGACCCATTCCCCATCGTCGGGAAGCGGAACTATATCTTTCTGCTCGTCTTTGTAAACATCGTGTTCTGGTTGAAGCGTCCAGCCTAAAGCCTTAGACCATAAAATGATTTCGCCCCAGTCAGTTTTTCTAAACTTATGGACAATGACCCATCTGGGTTCACGGGTTTTGGGTAGCGCGATTTTAATTGTCCTCGTCTTCCCGCTCTACCAAGTCCCAAAGGTGCAACTCATCCATAACCTGCGAAACCCGTATATGGGTCTGAGAGGACTTGCGGTGAGTTACAGGTATTTCGAGGTCGTCCCACCCGAAATCGCCCTCAGGATCACTTTGTACGGCTTTAATCGCCTTGATGGCGACATCTATCCAAACGAAATCTACTGGCGGATAATGATTGTTGCGCAACTGGATCTCGACCAACTTTTTGAGTTCCAAATCTGGATCTTGCGCTTGGTCAACGAAACCACGAATGAATGTATATCCCATCAAAACTCCAATCCGATATAAACGAATAACAAATCGATATCAATGCCGTGACGACTGATATGAAACCCCAGTGCCACGTCTTTGTGAGTTACTACGAACAACGCTTGCTTGCCAAATCGACGGTCATATCTCACGGATTCCAACTTTCCACTACATCGCCGAATCGTTCGATCCGACAAGGTTCATAGCCACCGCGCCAATCACAAATGACCATTCGATCGCCCCACCAAAACATCAAACCGATGATGATTGCCGAGCCGAGTGCTATCAAAACAACCCATCCTCGAGTTGTCAAACGCTCATAAAATGGGCGTGGGTTTATCTCCACGCAAGACGCGCTTGGATCTAAGATTTCATTACATCCATCATTGAAACAACGCACCTGTGGAGTTCCACCGAGTCCATTCGGATTCATCCGCTTGGTCACAATGAAGGTTTCTTCGCAATAACCGCAGTCATAACATTTACACTTTTTCATTTTTGCACCTTGCCGAACATTTCTTCAACTATCTTTGTAGCAAGTGCTGGTGAATAACCTTGATCGACGAATGATGAGATCAGTGATTCGAGTGATTCTTCGAACTTATCAGACATTTTGTTTCCTTCCTGTTGTCCATAGTTTCTTGTATTCGCTTGGCTCGATAGTGATGGCGATCGTATCTGCCTCACCTTCCATAACTAGGTGAGCGATTGCGCCCCTGCCTAGATAACCTTCATCAATAAACTGAATGAAGTCACCGCTCGGTGAGAATTGAATCCAACCTCGGCGCGGATTCCCATTTGAATCGTTCTTTGCTTGTACTCGAACTAACATTACTGCCTCCCTATTTCTTTAGTAAACAACGCTTACAAACCATTGGATGAACTTTGCCAATTTCGGCATCTCCTTGCATATGAATCGAAACCTCGTTGCGCTGATCGACTACGAAGTTCCCGCAAGTAGCAACACTGGTGATGCTGTCGCAAGTGTGATACTTGCCCCCGCCATCAACAGGATAAAAGATTTTGTAGGCTGACATTACGCAACAGCCTTGATATAAACGCGAGTTACTCGAGTACCTTCTTCGTTCTCAAACTCGTAGCAAGTTTCTCCATCGGAGAAGATATCAATCACCATTTTTGGATTACCAAGGTTCTTGTTGATGAAATCTAGGCGCATCTTTGCTGCCTTTGATCCTGCTTCGGCGTATGATCCGCCACAACCACAAGCGCAACCTGACTTACCACGGTAAGTGTTGCTCACATCTTCGATCTTTAGAACTTGAACTGTTGCTTGCATTTTCTTGCCTCCCTTTTTGTGGGTTTCCCCGTTTACAAATACATTCTTTCATCCACCAGTTCTTGTGTAAAGGATTTTCTATAAATGTTTATGTGATTCAAGTCATACCCAACTTGATTGATTTTTTGTCATCGCGCTCGCGTTGAAGATCCCCAAATGTCTTGCCGTCCATCTTCTTTTTGAAATGTGGAATGTTGTTTGCGGGGATTCCAATCTTGACGCTTGGCAACAAGATCGCTTGGAGATCCGAGGCTGACTGGTCAACATAACCTGCTTCAACCATTGAGTCCCAACTGAGAAACACGTCTGCGTGGCGTTCTTCTTCTAACTTAACCAAATGATCTTCTTTCCCGCCCATCGAATACAACCATCGGAAGTTCACTGGCGCTTTGCCTTCAACTATCGTGCGGAATCGAGTTACTTCCTTCGTGTAGGCATAGAACAAGACATCTGGCACTGCTTCGGCGATCTCCATCCACGCGATCGTGTACTCGTCACTGAAAAAATCCCCTGAATCGTGGATACGGACTGTTTTCCCGCCTGTATCTAGCCACTGGCGTATGAAAGGGTCGGTCAATTCTCGATCGACTCCTTGAACGCTCCGTGGCTCTCCGCTTGGGCGCATTTTCTTTTTGCCGAGTTCCAATAACATCGCTTGCTTCCAACCTTCAAGATCGTCGATGACGAATGCGAGGTTCTTCTTATGCTTACCAATCACATTGGAAAATAAGTAAGTTCCATTTCGGGCATAACAAACTGTGGCGCACGCGCCCGCTTGTGGACATACATTGATGTTGCGCCCATCATCTAACTTGACCGCGAATGCTGGGAGTGTCCAATTCATAATCCCATCTTCACGCAACTCGGAGTTACTGGTGAGTAGTGTTTTCGGTCTTTCTATCATTCATCTGATTCCTTTTCTGTTCGCGAATGCTTTTCTTGGCATTGGCTACTGTACTCACTCCGTCGCGCAAATCAACCCATTTGAAGTCGAAGTCGGATTCGGCGATACCCAACACGATCGCTGCGCGTTCTGCTCGGGCAGTCTGATAGAACGGACCTATAACCTTGATGTTGCCATTTTCAATATGCTTTCCTATTACTG